TTCGACCTTCCTGGGAACAGAAAGTGAAATAATATATGGGTTAGCGTCTACAGGGTCTATACTTGAGACGGGTCTGCTTCTCCCAGTAACCTTCGACGTATTCGTAGTGCCCTAACCAACGACCAGGGACCCAAACACGTCGGGTTACTTGCACCTCACACATGCGCCTCCTAGGAGGTGCTTCATAATAATAGTGGTGCGAATGGTAATGCCCATGCCCCTCAAACGGCTCCCAGAATTCCTTCCAGGTGAGTGCATTAGCGGGTGCTGCAGCGGACAATAGCAGCAGAGAGGCAAGGGCAAGTTTTTTCATTAGTCGTCGTTAGCGAGGGCAGCGAAGTAGTCCAGATCAGGACCATCGTCTGCTTTTGTGATTTCTTCAATCTTAGCACCGAATCCACTAGGAGTGGGGTCTGGTTGGACCACTTGTCCAGGTGTCATAATGTCAGGGGAGTTGAATGACCCACGTCCCTCAGACTCATCCTCAAGGGACTCGTCACGAGTGCGGACCTGAGTGCGACCCTTATTAAGGACCATATTCAGACGCTCCTCCAGTTTCTCATAAGACTTGAAGGCAGAAGGATCAGTGAATTCCTTGAGGGAATACTGAGACTTCCACAGTGCTTCCAGTTTGTCATCATCGAAACCGCCCAGTGTAGAGGGGGATGCGAAGTCAGACTTATCATAATTCCAGTAACCACCAATGGTCTGGATCTTGATACGGAAGTCTGCACCAGACCAAAGATCGAAGGGGTTGATAGGTTCTTCGTCTTCAAACTGGGGTTGCATGGCAGACACGATCTTGTCGTGGATCTTCTTGCCATACTTATACAGGAATACTTTACCCTCATTCTGAGGATTCAGTTGATCCTTTACGACATAGATGTTGCTGTAGTAGGAGAGTTTCCTCTTCTGCTTACGAGCAATCTCTTTGTCGGAATCAATGCCACTATTCCAAAGTGTGCGATTCATTTCACCAACAGGATCTTTCTGACCCAATGTGGTGAGAGAGTTTTCAATATACCATCCGCCTGGTCCTTGGAAAGCGTGACTCCAAACCTGTGCCCAAGGAAGATCTTCCCCATCAGGCTCAGGGAGGAAACGGATCACGGCATAACCGTTACCGCTCTTGTCCACCCCTGGTTTCCAGAGTCGCTCGTCGGGACCAGCACCCTGTGGTTTGGACATCTTCTCAATCTGCTGAGTCAGTTTATCAAAGGACCCAGACTTCTTCTTGAGACTTGCAAAAGACATGTGTTTCTCCGTTGTGGTTGTGTGTTTTGTATTTGCCACCGTATTATAGTGGCATATTATTTAGGTCTTGTCAAGGGACCGTGTGCGGTTTATGATCAGCACACGCTCACCATCGTGAGTGAATTGCAGATCGTCATCAGGGTCCCAGCAGAGCTCCTCGTATAGGTCATCGAGTTTCTGCATATCTTGCCACAGTGCATCAGGATTTGGCATCTCTCAACTCCTTCCTCCACGTTTGCAGTTTATCTTCCATGGTCTGAAGGATCATCATGAGATTCATGCCTCCAGAATACTCTTGTGATAGGAGGTCGATGCGATCTTTGACAAACTTTGCCTCGCTATCTTCCTCGTTAGTTGGATCCAGGGAGTGTGATGCTAGTGCCAATCGAGAGTAAAATACTTTCTGTTTGGCAATTAACTCTAGGGTCTTCTCCACATGCTCCAGACGTTGCTCTGGATCAAAGTCCTTTAGACCAGCAGACATCTTCAGGAGCTCTGTATAACACTCTTGAATCTCTTCTACCTCATCTCTTACTACGTCGCTCTTGAAAAAATCGTCAGTCATAATGGCAGGATTCCTCTGCTCGTTCGTTTAATGTAATTAAGTTGTTGTGCGTCCCATTTAATCTTGTCCTTCAAAGGTTTAGAGATTAGTTTACTCACAGTTTCAACCTCAATCTCAAACTCTTCACAGATAGATGTGACTGCTTCTATGTAGTTGATAAGACCCTGACTATCTTTAACTCGTGACTCCACGAGTGAGGTAAATTTACCTTGTGTCATAAATTTTTCTTCAATTTCTTTCATTTCATACCCTCCACATAGTAGCGGTATTCTTGGATCCACTCGATAAGTGTGTCCATGTAGGGTATCTTATCATACTTTTCAACAACTTGAATGTCTCCTTTCTCGGACACTGAGAGGGTGACAAGTTTGTCTACTTCGATACCAGTCATTTCGTAATACATGTATGCATATGCTGCCTCTTGGACAAAATACTTTTCAAGCATTGCGTCATTCTTAAGGCGGGTTGTAGTCTTAAAGTCAATGATCGCTAGAGCATTATCAAACTCAGCAATGCAATCAACACGACCAGCAATCCCCAACCTAAGAGAATAAAGAGGGGCTTCAATACAGTGAATGTTAGAAATACGATCAAGAGTCTCACGAGCAGCCCTGAAAAGGTACTGGGGAAGACCTTTGCTTTCTTTAACTTTTTCCAATTCATTGTTTAGGTAATGCTCCACGATGTTATGGTATTGAGTGCCACGCCACGATGCAGCACGGCGGACTCGCTCTGCCTCAGTATAACCTACTCGCTTCTCCCAGGCAAGAATACCTGCCTTAGTATTATGACCGACAACAGTCGTGACGCTAGGCATCCAACCATCATCGGTCTTATAGAATCTTCCGTGAGGAAGAGTCCTGCTCTCCAACTCAACGAGAGGAGCGGCAGGACCCACATAATTAAAAGTCATTCACATTCCCATGTTAATTTTAGATACAAGATACTCTTTAACCAAACCAGATCTAACGATGTCCTCGATACCAAACTCAACACAGTCGAAGGATGGCATGGACTGTAGGATCTTCATGAAGTCAAGCACACCATTGCGCTCGTTGCTCTTCACAAGATCAGACTGGGTGTAGTCACCAGAGAAGATGATCTTAGAATCTTCACCAACACGAGTGATAATGGAATCAAGCTCATGGAAGTTGAGATTACTAAACTCATCTACAATTATAATACACTTGTCAAGTGTTACGCCACGAATGAATGAGGTGGACCAGAAAGAGACAGTCTCCTGTGCTCTGAGGTTATCATACAGTGCCTCGAAGGCATTGTCATCTGGCATCTCAAACATATACTTCACCATATTCTTATAAGGAATCTGGTAAAGGTTACTCTTGTCCTCATGATCTCCAGGAAGGAATCCAATCTCTCTGGTAGGGACCAGTGAGCGGACCATGTAAACCTTCTCGTATGGAGTCTCTGGGTCCAGGACTTCACGCAATGCAAGATAGAGACTGATGAAAGTCTTACCTGTGCCAGCAGCACCATGCAACACTAGGTTTTTACCTTCAGCATAGGAGTTGAAGATAGTTTCTTGGTTGTCTGTGAGCGGATTGATTTCCTTTAGGTGCTCAAGATTGATGGGTTTCTTTCTTCTCATTTGCTTTGCTGTGAGTGTCTCCAGTTTCATGGAGCGACGACGTGTCTTGGACTTTACAGATGTTGGCATAGAGGGTGTTGGTTAGGTGTAACGGGACAGGTTTGCTCTAGGATGGTCTGCTTGCATTTTTTGCATGACCTCCTTGAAACCATCCGACTGTTTAGGCTCACCGTATGTGGTGCCAGGCACTCCTGCCTGCCAGTCCTTATCCCAGTCGGGGTTATCTTCACGCCATTGGTTGTATTCAACCATTGACATTCGGAATTCTTTTTTCTCTCCAGTTTTGAGATTCTTCACATTGTATGTAGGCATTACAAACTCCTGCTCTGCGGCATAACGGAACTACAAATATACTTAGCAGTGGGCACGTCTGCTTCAAAGAGTTGCTTCGACTCACTCTGAGACCGTGCTTCCACGATCCTGAAGTGGTGACGATTACCTGTAGCAGGTAGCGTGTAGGTAATCATGTATCTAATTAGTTTGAAACTCATTAGTCAATCCTCAGACATGGTTGCAAGTCGTCCCAGTCATCGGGACATCCACACTCCTCCTCTGGACACCAGTCAAGTGCCTTGGCAACGATAGGAAACTGACACCTGAAGTGTTGCTTACACAACTCAGCGATGTCCATGTGCTCCTTCTGTGTGCCATTAGCACACCTCAATTCAATATAATGGATCCATGAACGCACAGATCCTGTCATGAAAATTCTTGTGGGCGCAGCGAGAGGAAGCACAAAACGAGCACACTCCTTTGCCACACCTTCACGGAGCAATTCATTGTAGAGATCCATACCCTCTATAAAGTATTGATGGATGCGTCCTTGCAGAAATGATTTCTGATCTGCAGGCACACCGTCAATACTATTCTGTCTATTCTTATTGTCTTGCAGTCTTAGATCAGGCACCTCAATGACCTCACTCAACAGATTAGTATCTGCATAGCGTTGTGAGAACTCTTGATATGTAAATGAACGGTGCCTCAGTATTTGAGCTGCCAGTCCTCTGGTGGTGTTGATCTCCAGCGTCATGAATGCTTGCTCAAACACAGACCAGTGTCCATGCTTGATACAATAACGCAGTAGACCAGCAACCTCAGGGTTGTTTTGATTCTTTGGGTTGCTTACGCGAGCAACATATCCCATGTGCTTCTCAGCATCAGGGGTCACAGATACTAGGCAAACCTTAGAGGAATGCTCAACAGGATCAGAATAAAATTTAGTCATTCTTAGGAATAAGCAGACGAGATATTACAATTAGTCCCATGCTTGTCCAATATGTTAGCACAGGTAGTCCAAATAGTCCAGGGATAAACATATTCCAAATGACCATAAGGACAAAAGGAGAGATCAAGAGAGTGCCAAGTCCTGCAACGATTGCTTTACCTGTCTCAATGTTATTCAGTCTCTCTTGCTCCTCTTCATCTTTTTTCAAAGCAGCATCAACTGCTTCTTTAATATCATCGATCTGTTGCTCAGCAGAGCGTCTAGGATCAAAGTAAACCTGATCTTTGGTCATTTTCCTTTGGTTACTTTTGCTTGGGGTTTGTTTGGATCTTGCCATAGTTTAGGACTTATTCTTCCTTCAGTTTGTTTATACCATTGCAAGTCCTGTTTGTATCTGTCCCAATAGTGGTCAAAGATATCAACATTTTTGGAGCTCGTAACGATATCATAATGTGGAGTGCCCTCAATCAAATAGCAGACGATGTAAGACGTATAAGGTAACGTCCTATCCTCTGCTAACTGAGGGTCGCAGTCAGTTTGTAGGACTCTAATCTTACTCATCGAGCTCTTCCTCCCCACTCAATCTGTGGGAAGGCTTCTTTTACTACTGCCATAGTAATCCGATACTTCTTATGAAGTGTCTTATTCACTGCCTTGATCAGGACTTCTGCCTCTGATGCATGGAGTCCTTCAAGCATCTGAATAAACATACTCTCAACCTTCATACCAGGCAGGGTATCATCACCTCCCTTGAAGAATCGATAGAGTTTCTTACCCTCTTTCTCAAGCAGGGTATGCTCGGTGCCCACAGGTGCTTCGTTGGGACGGTAAGGGACATCTTCACCCATTGGCACACGAGGCACTACACTATCATCAAAGTTGATGATGAAGATAGACCTCAGTGTCTGGGTGTTGTTTTCTTGCAAGATCTTGATCTTTGCCGCTTTAGTCTTAGCATTATGTGCTTTCTGAAGCACTTCAGAAATCATCAGTTTCATGTTTTAGATAGTAGGTTTGCATTCACTCTTCATCATCAATCATATCATCTTCATCTGTAATACGCAAGTAGAGTAGATCTGCAGGGTCTGCCATGCCATCTTCACCCATCATCTCAGGGTGCATAACAACAGCAGCATACTCTGCTCGCTCCTTCCACTCATCATAAACAGATTTCAGATTCCAAGATGCCACAAACCCTAGGAGGAAGGATCCTAGGGTTAGGAAGAAGGCAATGTACAGAAAAGAAAGATCAGCCATGTTGCCTCCGTGTCTTGTTAATTTTATTTAGCAACCTTCTTGCGTCCTGGTTTCCTTTCAGCGTGATACTTCCAGGAGTCCTCCAAGATGCTGTAGAGATAGTCGCGTATCTTTCGTGCTTTTGGTTTGGGGATGTGCCCATATGCTTCGCGCAGTTGCTTGTCACCCCCTTTGATGTATCCATTCAACTCTTCAACTGTGTCGCTGAGTTGTGCAGCAGTGGATGATTCAATGAATTCATTTGTCTCACGACGTGTCCACTTACCTGCTTTCAGATAATTATACATCTTGAATAAGAATTTACCGTTAAGCATTGCTTCATCGAGTGCTCTCTCGACGAGTTGGTAAACTTCACTTGTGTCTTTTGACTTCACAGTAGATTGTTTTCCCTCAGGTATTTGACAGTTTCGGTGCAACCACCCAACTTACGTCCGTTGATCAGGACTTGTGGGAATGTAGCACCAGGACCAAACTCTTGATAGAATTGCTCCCTTGTAAAGTTAACATTCAAAGTGAATTCTGCAAAGGGGTAACCTTTCATTCTATAGACTTCTTTAATCTTTGTGCAGAAAGGACATCCAGGTCGTGTGTAGATTGCTGTGTTTCCAGGTTTTGCCATCGTGATATAAGTGAGTGAATAAAAAAGGGTCCCGAAGGACCCTCAGCGGAGCATCAGATTCCGTCTAAGTTATATATCAGAAGGAATACTTCAGACCCACCTTAGCACCATATCCACGATCGATGTCGTCGTCACCGCTTCCGATGAAGGAGACTTCACCGTATGCACCAAGCGCATCGGTCACGCCGACGCCCAGACCTGCCTTACCAGAAGGAACGGTGTCGCTCTCGCCGCCGTCAGGGGAGACCAGAGTAGCGCCGCCTTGGACATAGTATGAAGCGGATTCGCCAAGAGCACCTTCGTAGCCTACATGGAAATCTGTATTTGCCCCAGTGTAATCAGCGCCTGACCAACCAGCGTTGGTTTCCACGTTGACATAGGGTCCTGCCAGGGCAGCAGACGGAGCCACGATTGCTGCGGTGGCAGCGAGAGTTGCGATTGCAGTTTTGATCATTGGTATTTTACCTCGTTTGTTTTTCTTGTGGAGTGTTTACCCACAGATGATAGGGGATTCGACTCTCCCCGTATTGGACTTGTAACAATCCGTAACCTAGTGGTCACGAATGGTTATTTATAACAGAAAAATCTTAAAGTGTCAAGCCCTTGTGCCAGTTGGACAACGCTTGACCTTCTCGATCAACTGCTCCTTTAGATCATAGTATAGAGCGTGCTCTTCTGTCAACACATAATATCCAGTCAGGGACTGTCCATCATCTGTCCACCCATAGGAAATGACCCTCTCATGGACCTCCGCACAGTCAAGTAATTTATCAGTGTTTAGATAATGGTTATACTTCTGATGAAGGTTGATCATGGTCTTCTCCTTTGGACTTAGATAGTATATCACGAATCTCTGACATTTGGTCAGACGTTAGATTCTCTTCAGGTTTAGTAACATCTTCTGCAGACTCTTCACTAACTGTATCGGGAGCGATTATTTTCTGGACTGCTTCTAAGTCTTCTACCATACCGACAGGGACAAACCCACCACCAAACGCCTGTGTCTTAGCAGGTTTGTTATCCATACCATGCACCTCTGCAAGGTTGGACCTCCAGTATTTCTTCATCTTCTTCATCATCTTCTTACGACCCTTGGGATCGTCTTTGTATTTTTCGATGACGCTTCTGAGTGCTTTCAACTCGCGGGATGTTTTCTCCAGAGATCTCTCTGCCCATCCCTCTTTTGCATTGCCAAAACCTGCCATAGTTAAGTTGTTTGTGTAATGATTAGTTTGAATTTGACACGATGTTTGTCTCTATCAGAGCTAGTATACCACACTGGTGAGTTTTTGTTATGTGACTCTTGATAGAATGCTTCCTTCGCTGCCCTCTTCATGTTGTCTTTCTCATAGAAAGCAGCAAGTTTCTTGGGCAGTTTGAAGTTACCTTTCATGTCAGGGTAGTAAGGTGACGTGGCGGTGTCCTCCATTGCATTATATGCAGCATCATCAGACTGTGATCCACCATCAGTAGTTAGGTTCTTGATAACCATTGTAGCATTCACGTCAAATCCATTGCCTGCATCGTCATCCCATTGAATCTTCTGACCACCATCCCTGATCCTATGACCAGCAGTCTCACTCTGCCCAGTAATAGTCCAGTAATATGTGTTACCACCAGTCACATTGAAGGATCGAGTCTGTTGTCCAGTGGTGCTGTTACCTTGATCAAATGTTTGACCAGCAATATCTAATTGCTTGACTGCCTGACCAGAGACATTCACCTTATCATCCCAATCAAACTCCAACTCAATGTTACCAGTGCCACTACCAGTCACTTCAATACCTGATCCATCAGCAAGGAAGTATGCAGACAGGGTGCCGCTGGATCCTTGGTTGTATCTCTTAGGTGGCCAGTAGAGATCAAACTCCTGCCCCTCAGAGTATCCTATGCCCTGCTGTAGCACCTGTAGGACAGTGATCGCACACAACCATCTCTCAGGATTAGAATCCCCGCCTTCTGCCTTGTCTGGCTCGTTAGGGATTGCCTTGGTGGAATAGAAGGTGAATCCAATCCTGACCTTTGCTTGTATTGCATTTGCTTTGGACAGGTCATAGACAGCATCATTCTCAAACTCATTACCATCCAGGTAGTAGTCCTGAATGAATGTGTTTGCATTAAAGAAGTCAAACGACGGTGGATTCTGAGTTGATCCAGGGAATTGTAATGCTGCAGCAGATCTATAGTTACCAACCTCATACCATGGTTTCTCTCTCCTAGCAAAACCGACAGGAGATCTAGACATAAAGACACCATGCTGTGCATGGACACCATCAACCTGATCAAAACGTGTGATCAAGTGTCTCTTCACAAGGTCACTGTAGTCACCACCCAGCACCTGTATACGATACCCTTTCGATCCAGACCGATACTCAGAGACAGGATCCTCAGGATAACCTGTGTCAATATATCCACTAACGATGTTAGGTAGCAGTGGGTTGTGGATGTCTCTATCGGCACCACCTAGGACTTCAGGGTTGCTCTGCAGCAGACCATGCATGGACACCCTCTGATAGTTTTCATACACCTTAGTAGTTGGTTGCTTAGGACCAGAGGACTTCTTGTTATCTCTAGCAGTATTGTGCCAAGCATCACCACTGTAACTACCTGCTCTCAGTTTACCGTCTGCCTTAGCATTGATCTGAGCACCGTAGGATGGATAGAATTGCATGTCCAGTCCAACGATAGCACCAGCAGAACCCAAACTAATCAACTCAGGGTTTGCCATCATCCTAGGACTGAGTGGTGTGTCACCTGATGCTGTGGTCAACTGCAGACCCCACTGCATCTCAAACTTACCTGTGTCTACATTCCAGAGAGCACAGTATGGTGTGATCGTACCTGTAGGGGGACCAGTAATAATTTCCTGCAGTTTGAAGTTGAGTTTGTCTCCAGGAGAGAGGGAAATGACTCCATCATAGAGATCTTGCCCAATACTCGGCCATGATCCAGCGTCATACCGCTGCGAAAATATCTGCGATCCATTCTTCTTCATCCTCATTTTGAATCTGATGCAATCACCTGTGCTACCACCAGTGATACCACCAAAGGACTTCAACCTAAAGTTACCACCTGTGATCGAAGTAATAGTTTGGTCACGTCCTTGTGAGATTGTGTAGTCTCCTTCACACTTACCACACTCATGGTTTTCATCCCACTCACCGAATAGCATCGGTGCATCGTTACCACATTCCTGACGTTGCAACACAACGTCCTTAAAGTTTTTCTTGAATGACTGAGGATCACATGGGTTAGACAGATCGATCTTCAGCATGACAGGCTCAGGTCTATCTGTTGCATACACCCAGCACTGGACACCCTCGTAAACGTATCCAGGGTAGGCAGTCCACTCCACGGTATGCCAGAGGATCAGGTCATCATAGTCATCGTCACCATCAATAAGGTCTTCCCACATCTGTTTGTTAGGACCCTTCCACTTGGTGTAGTCCTTCTCATCCTCAGGATTCCATTTCTTATCAGAGAAGAGGATGTAATTATTTTCTTTAGTGTTGATACCACTACCCCTGAAACCAGGACCATGACCACTGGAGTGTGAGTTGATAGTAAATGTTTGGTTAGTGCTGAGACTATTCTGATCCGCACCATCAGACAGCAGGAAGAATCCCATGGTGCCACCAGCATATGCTTGCAACTCAGACGTGCTCAGCACAATGGTGCTGGTCTCATTACCACCACCCTCACTTGCTTCCTTAGCACTAGGCACAACGATCTTACCCCACTTAGGACCATCCTCATCTGCCAGATAGAAACCAAAGGCATTGTCATATCCTGCCTTACCCTTCTCCACATCCATACGGATGGTCAAAGCGTTAGTAATCTTCTGAGGGATACGGTATCCAAACCTACTCCGTGAGATCCTCTGAGGGATCGTGTTGTCCTGAGGGTCAATAGTATACCTGTGGTCCTTCGTAGAGGGGTTGTAGAAGCGGTGGAGTGCCCACAGACGCTCCTTGTCATGGATGTATGAGATACCATCACCCTTACGCTGGAAGACATACCCCAGGATGCTGTGGAAGACCATGCCAGCAGCATTCATGCTCGATCTCTCACCAGGACCATCTGTGTCAGGTGTGCCAGGGTTAGTAGTCAAGAAGTAATCAAGTGGGCTGCCTTTGTATTTGAAGAGAGCGTTTGATTTCTCTCTACTCTCAGGTCCAAGAATGTTTACATAGATGGTCATGACTTGTTGTCCATCCTTTCCATTCTGCTTAGGCATGAATGTAAAGGGGATCTCAACACCAGACTCAGGCAGTTTGCCAGTCCATTCTGTTACTCTCCATTCACTATCAATATCTTTTACGTCACCACCTTCAATTTTATAGACAGGTCTGACTTCAAACTTAATGACTGCCCTACCATATCTGATGGTGTGCTCTGCAATATCTCCTCTGACAGACTGACCATTACCTAGACCAGTATTCTTCTTAGGCCAAAACTTAGCACCACCCTCGTTATAAGTCCACTGACCACTGCCAGTACCATTACGGTCAGTAGATTTAATTGGTGGGTTGTCTTCCTCGTTACTGAATCCTGCTGCTCTGTTAGTAATCAACTCAACGTTGACACCAACGCCACCTGATGACCCAGGAATCTTATTTTTCAATACCCAGAATGCAGGCTCAGGGTGAGTCAGAGAGTATCCACTAGGACCAAATGCTTCATTGTGATAATTATATTCTCCACCATTCTCAGACTCATAGACAGGGAGTCTTTCAGGGAAACAATTCTTGATGCAGACCTCGGTCTTGTTAGCAGAC